GCGGCTATATCAACCCTTCGCGCCACTATTGCAGCAGCGCTAGTCGATAACTCACTCTGGTCAGTATTCTCATTCCCACCAGCGACACCTATCGTTAACAGCGTTGTGGTTAGCCCGGCTGATCCTTATGTGACTCCAACTAATAACTCGCGCAATACTGTCGCGCCACTTGCTAACTTTAACCTTAATATATTTGTTCCGCTTCTTGATAACGAGGGCAACCTAAATGGAATTGAGGAGATGCTAGTTGCAGTCTTTAACAAACTAGCGGCTTCCTCGATCGTCTATAATGTGGGAGATGTGAGCGCACCTAGCGTTCTCAATGCTGCATCGGGCGATCTACTGACTTGCTCTCTGCAAGTCTCAGTCCTAACGAGTTGGAGTTAAAATGACCCTTGAACAATGGGAAAAAGACAACGCAGCGTTCCTGATCAAGATCGGTCAGGTCGCTTCAGCAGCACCTAAACCAGCAACCAAGAAAGACGAGGAATAACCGATGGCAGTATATCTATCAAACGGAGTGGTTCTTACTGTAAATGCGGTAGATCTCTCGACACTAGTAAGCGCAGTTACAATTAACCGAGCATTCGATGAACTCGAAGTTACAGCGATGGGCGATAGCGGCCACAAGTTCGTTAAGGGCTTGGAAGCATCATCTATCACTATCGACTTCTTTAACGATGAGGCATCAGCCAAGACTCTCCAGACACTTCAGACTGTGTGGGGAACTAGCACAACTGTTACAGTCAAGCAGACTTCATCGACAGTATCAGCGACTAACCCACTTTACACAATGTCTTGCTTGGTCAACAACACAACACCTATCAACGGTGCAGTTGGCGATCTTTCAACACAGTCAGTAACTTGGAATGTTAACGGCACTATCGCAGTTACAACCGCACCATAATTAACTAACTAAGGGGCAACAGCATGGCAAAACTAAAGGTCACAAGGGCAGACGGAAGCGTTAACGAGTACCAGATCACACCAGCGATCGAGTACGCCTTCGAGCAATATGCTAAGAAGGGCTTCCATAAAGCCTTTAGGGATGACGAAAAGCAGACCGATGTCTATTGGCTCTGCTGGGAAGCAATTCGCCGGTCGGGTGAAACCGTTAAACCCTTCGGAGAGTCTTTTCTAGATACATTGACGCGAGTCGAGGTTCTAGACGATGACCCTTTGGAGTAACGCGAGAGTCCTTCACCTATCTCGTAGCGAGACTATCGCTGGAGACTGGACTCTCGCCACAGACTTTAATTGAACTAGATCACACGATGTTCAGGACTTTACTTCAAGCCCTGAAAGACAGAGCGAAGGAGGCAAGCGATGCCAGTCGAACTAAAAGGCGCTGATAAACTTCGTAAGGCTCTGCGCGAGTTCGAACCTGATCTAGCCAAGGCAACTACTAAGCAGATGTCGGCTGCACTAAAGCCGATTACTAATAAGGCTCGCGGCTACATGCCAACTAATACAGCGATGCTATCTGGCTGGACTTCTGCCACTTCGTCAGAGAATACAGTTAAGTACCGCGTATTCCCTAAGTACGATCAAGCAGAAGCCAAGCGCGGAGTTAAATACTCAACGCGGCCATCTAAGCCTAATAAGCGCGGCTTCGTATCCTTGGCGCGTATCGTCAATAGTTCCGCCGGTGGCGCGATCTATGAGACAGCAGGGCGCAAGTCAGGTAATGACGGTCAGCCTGTATTCACTCGCACTAAGTTCACACCTGCTTCATATCGTGAGGATGGCAAGGGCTATAACAAGTCGCTTAACCCTAACGCTGGCAAGCAGTTTATCGCTAGAGCCAACGCAACTGGCGAACTAGTCAACGCTCGACCACGCCAGCAAGGTCAAGCAGGTAGAGCCACTCGCAAGATGACTGGTAGAGCAATTTTCAGAGCCTTCGCAGAGGATCAAGGCAAGGTAACAGCAGCAATAGTAAAAGCCATCGGCAGTTCTGCTATTGAGTTCAAGGCGAAAACTAAGGTGAAGTGATGGCTGATCTAAAGATAGATATTGCTTCGGTATTCTCTGGCAAGAAAGCCTTCCAAGATGCCGCTAAGTCAACTATTGGACTTAATAACCAAGTCAAGACTCTCGCTAAGTCCTACCTAGGATTATTCACAGCACAGCGCTTGGGTCGTGGCGCATTCAACGCAGCGAAAGCATTCGCAGCAGATGATAAAGCAGCCAGAGTATTAACTCAGTCACTTGATAACTTAGGTCTAGCCTTTGCAGATCCTTCAGTTAAGAACTTTATTGCTGATCTAGAGAAGCAGTTCGGCATCCTCGATGACCAACTTCGCCCGGCTTACCAGCGTTTACTCACTACTACAGGTGATGTCGCTAAGAGCCAGCAGTTACTTCGCACAGCGCTGGATCTTTCAGCAGCGAGCGGTGCAGATGTAGTCTCAGTTGCAGGCGATCTATCCAAGGCTTATGTAGGCCAGACTCGATCCCTTGCTAAATATGGTATTGGCTTAACTCAGGCTGAACTAAAGGCGATGGACTTTGAGCAAGTTCAAGAACGCATCAACACTCTGTTCGGTGGACAGGCAACAGTTGCAGTTGATACTTACTCAGGTGCGTTGCAGCGCTTATCAGTTGCATCTAATAACGCTAAAGAGATTATTGGCGGCGGCTTACTCGATGCACTCGCAGCCCTTGGCGGCGGTGGAGAAGGTGGACTTACCAACACTCTAAACATTATTGAAAAGGTTTCTACAGCCCTTGCCACTTTCGTTCGCAGAATGGGAGTAGGCGTAGGCATTGGCGCGGCTCTGCTTCGAGGAGACTTTAAGGGCGCTATGGCGCTTGGTCAGTCAGAGCAGAACCGAGGCAAGGACACTTCAGGATTAACTCCAACTATTAAGGCAGAGTTAGCCAGAGCAGCAGCCGAGAAGGCATCAGCCAAGAACCGCACAGCGTTGGTCAAGACTACTAAAGAGCAGACCAAGGCAATTAAAGAGCAGACAGCGCTTACTAAGGCTGGAACTTTATTCGACATCCAGCAGACTCAGATTATCGCAGCGCTTAAAGGCGAAGTATCAGCCGAGGAACGAAAGCGACTAGAACTGCAACTGGCTATCCTTACCGGCAACACAACAGAGGCTTCTAAACTTGCTGGAGAAATTGCTAAGGCTCAGGGGCTAACACAGCAACTAGCCGCTTATCTTGCAAGCGTTCCAGATGCTAAGAACCCATTCACAGCATGGAAGTCTTATCTAGATATGATCGAGAGCCAAGTTGCTCGCATCGCGGCAGGTAATGTTGCAATAATTCCAAGTTCAATGGGTGCAGTTCCAACTTCAATGGCAACAGGTTATGGCGTAACTGGCACTCAATATAATCTGCCACAGGGATCAACACAGACAAGTGCAGCAGGCGTTGACTTCGTGGTCAATGTAAATGCTGGGTCAATAATTGCGCAAGAAAGTCTGCAAGATGTTCTCCGAGATACTCTGCTCGATGCTTCACTCTCTGCTAAGTTCGCAGCGATATTCCGTCAAGGCGGTTCATTCGGCCCATGACGCTACCTGCTCAGATCGCTGTCTCTTTCGACTTTACTTCTGGCGCTACCTTCGGGTATCCCTTTACTATTGGCGATCCTGAGTATGGTAAATTAGGCGTAGGCACACTAGCCTCAACTACTACGCCAGAACCTACAGTTGATCTAACTCCCAATGTTCGCCAGATAAGCATCAAGCGTGGTCGCAACATCATGCGCGATACCTTCGAGGCTGGCTCAGCAACCGTCAGAGTTATAGATCCAGACGGATCGTTTAACCCACAGAATGTGAACTCGCCTTACTTCGGCTTTCTAACTCCGCTACGCAAGTTGCGCATCTCAGCAACAGTCGGAGGAGTTGGGTACTTCTTATTCTCTGGCTATACGACAGACTATAAATACACCTACCCACAGGGGCAGGAAATTGGTTATGTCGATATTATCTGCTCAGATGCTTTTAGACTTATGCAGCAGGCTGGGATCACCACAGTCGCAAGCGCAACCGCCGGGCAAGACACAGGCACACGCATAGGCAAGATCCTAGATCAAGTCCAATGGCCGACATCTATGCGCACCATCGACACAGGCAACACAACCTGTATCGCAGATCCCGGCACTTCTCGCACAGCCCTCGATGCGTTAAAGAACGCAGAGTTCTCAGAGCAGGGCGCGTTCTTTATTAACGATGAAGGCACAGCAGTATTCCTAAACCGCACCAATGTAATCAAGAAGTATGGCGATACTCCGATCGAGTTTAATCAGACTACTGGCATTCCTTATAGCAACCTCACCTTCGCCTTCGATGATAAGTTGATCATCAACAGCGCTGGCATGACTCGCGTGGGTGGCACTCAGCAGGTATCAGAGGACTCAGCCTCGATCGCCAAGTACTTCCCACACCAGTTGAACGAGAATAACCTCGTAGCCCAGACCGATGCAGACACTCTCAATATCGCCAAGATATATGTAGCAACTCGTAAAGAGACAACCATCCGCATAGATGCGATGACGGTCGATCTGCTCGATCCAGATGTACCAACTGCTACCATGCTGGACTTCGATTACTTCCAACCTCTAAAGATTACGAATATTCAGCCAGATGGCTCAACGATCATAAAGACACTACAAGCACAAGGCTTCTCATGGAACATAACGCCAAATGCCATGAGCGTAACAGTTACAACTCTCGAACCGATCGTTGAAGGGTTCATCATCGGATCGGACATATCAGGTATAATCGGCACTAACATAATGGCGTACTAGGAGATATAAATGGCAACAGGCTTTCCAGCAAGCACAGGCGATGTCCTAAGCGCGGCTATGTATAATGGACTCACTTCGTTTTCAGTAGGCGCGGCTAATACAGCCGACTACACAGCAGTCTTAGCAGACCAGTATCAGAGCCTAGAGATTATGAACAAGGCAACTGCTATCGCTTTTAAGATCCCGACCGACGCTTCGGTGGCTTTCGAGATCGGCACAGTCCTTACAGTTCTCAACATCGGTGTAGGTACTTGCACTATCTCAGCGGTAACACCCGGTACAACAACAGTCCTTTCAGCAGGCGCAACAGCAGCCAGCCCAACCCTCGGTCAATATAAGTCAGCAGCCTGCATCAAGACTGCTGCTAATACTTGGTATGTCGTGGGTGCAATAGCCTAATGATCGCTAATTTAGTCGTTAGTGTCTTAAATCCTCTGAGGAAACCAACCGTTAGCGGTGGAACTTTGACCTCAGATGCCACTTACTTTTATCGTACATTCACAGCCAATAGTACTTTAACAATTACAGACTCCAATTTATCCTGCGATGTTTTAATTATCGCTGGTGGCGGTGGTGGCTTTTTCGGTGGTGGCGGCGCAGGAGGAGTTTTAGGGTTAACATCTCAAACTTTATCTGCAACAAATCACACCGTTACGATCGGCGCTGGTGGCGCTGGTGGAACTTCTGCAACCAATGGAGTTAATTCATCGCTTGGTGCTTTAACTGCCGCAGTTGGCGGCGGTAAAGGTGGAGTCGCAGGCGGCTCTGGCGGCGGTGGTAACGACAACACCGGCGGCGATGTAGGTGGCGCTGGCACTTCGGGTCAAGGTAACGCAGGCGGCAACGGCTCTAACTCAGTAGTTACTGGTAACTACGGCGGCGGCGGTGGCGCTGGCGCGGTTGGTGGTAACGCAACTTCTTTAGTCGGCGGCGTAGGCGGAGTCGGTTCGACTGCTTATTCATCTTGGGGTTCAGTAACTTCAACAGGGCAAAATGTCTCAGGAACTTATTACTATGGTGGTGGTGGTGGTGGTGGTAACTACAACAACAATGGATCAAACGCACCTGCTGGCGGTTTAGGTGGCGGTGGCGCAGGCTCAGCAAAAACTGCTGCTACTGCTGGAACTGCTAACACCGGCGGCGGCGGTGGTGGTTCTTGGGGAAGTTTCGCCGATATGCGTGCAGGCGGATCTGGCTTAGTTATCGTTCGCTACTTGAAAACGGCGGTTTAATATGAGTCATTGGGCTGAATTAGATAAAGATAATAAAGTTATTAGAGTATTGGTCGGAGATAATAACGATCCTAATGGCGATGAAGGTTACCAATGGTTATTAGATAACCTTGGTGGAACTTGGGTTAAAACTTCTTACAATGGGAGTATTCGATATAACTTCGCTGGTATTGGATATGCGTATGATCCAGATGCAGATGCTTTTATACCTGCTCGACCTACCTGCGGTCATAAAGAGTTATTCCTCAATGATCTTTTTAAGTGGAACTGCCAAGGTTGTGAATTAAAAGTAAAGGCAATAGGAAATGAAGCCTAAGTTATGCAAGGCCGGGCGACAATTACGAGAGCAGTTCGATGACTCGTTCCCAGACCGCGATCGCACTTCCGATGGCTGGATCGCCGATGCCCGACATCGTGCAGGCGGCACTAGCGATCACATACCTTGTACATCGACTGGGAATGTTAGAGCGATCGACCTCGATCGAGATGTCTCTGGTAAGGCTAAACCCGACCTCATGCCCGATATTGCTGATCAACTTCGACTCCTTGCCAAGACCGACAAGCGAATTAAGTACATCATATTTGAGGCCAAGATCTGTTCAGCCAAGAGTGCTTGGCGCTGGAGAACTTATACTGGGATTAACAAGCATCGCCATCATATGCATGTCTCGTTCAGTATCAAGGGTGATCAAGATGGTTCGTTCTTTAATATCCCGTTACTAGGAGGCTCACTATGAACATGAAAAACCCTATATTCCTAACAGCAGGTGCGTTCTTATCGGCTTGGGCTGCATCTAACTTCGCAGCAGATTACCGCTCTATTCTCTGGGCTGTTCTTGCTGGAGTATTCGGATATGCGACACCTAAACGATGACTCAGACGGACATGCTAAATCTTTATATTGCTACGCTTGCGATAGTGGGTGGCTTGGCTGGCTATGTAATCACGCACTTGCTGTCGGAGATTAAGCGACTTAATTCGCGTGTCGATGAGATCTACAACATACTTCTAGAGCGATAATTTAATCATGGCGCGTAAGAAGGCTATCGACTTAGAGGCATACTCTATGCTCGATCAGTACTGCATCGGGCT